AGGCTAATGGCTCATTTTGCAAAAGTGGGAGCGGACAACGTTGTTGAATCCGTTTGTGTAGTCCATAACAACGAATTATTAGACGAAAATGAACAAGAAAGTGAACAAAAAGGAATAGATTTTTTAAAAGCTCTTCATAAGACAGATGATGTATGGGTGCAAACATCTTATAATACTAAGGGAGGAGTTCATAAATTAGGTGGTACACCTTTGAGAAAAAACTATGCTGGCCCAAATTTTACTTATGACAAAGATAGAGATGCTTTTATTCCAGAAAAACCTTTTCCATCTTTTGTTTTAGACGAAGATACATGCGAGTGGAAATCACCTGTTTCTCACCCTAACGAGGGAATAGATTCTACTACACCGGACGTTCCTAAATATGATTGGGATGAGGCAACAACTTCTTGGAAAGAAATCAAGATTTAGTCTTAAAAGAAAAATCAAACGCAAGGGTAATACGTTCCTTATTTCCTAATTGAGTATCTGTATAATGAGGTACACAGGTAGGAAATAATACTATTTGTCCTACTTCATTGGGTATTTTCTGAGTGTAGGGTTCATTAAGCTGATTAACGGGATTGATATAATAAGTAGCAGTGTCTTGACATTGAACACAAATATGTCCACTTAAATAAGAAGTGGGCTCAGTCGAATGAAGATGAGCTTTAATACGTTCTCCTTTTCTCATGACATTGGTCCATCCTTTTAGATCAAAATGAGAATGAGGAAGACCTTTAATTTTTATTTCCTTTAAAAACCTTGAATGAAAATCTAAAACAATAGGTTTTAATTTTTTAATCTCGGCGTCTGGCCACCAAGAAAAAATATCAATATGCTCATATCTTGAGGTTAAGCTATTCTTCCCCAATCCTGTATAACCATCTATGCTTGATTTGGTAGAGGGAGGAAATTTTTTTAATATATATTTTTCTTTCTTTAAAATGATTTTAGCTATTTTTTTAAAATCTATATTAGAAATCAATTCATACCCCAAATGATAACGCCATTGAGGAGCAAAAGGAGTTTGAGGTGGTTTACTTTGGTTTAGAATTAGATGCATGCTTTTAATAAGGACATTTTGCTTCTTGTTTTTTTTTCTGTTCCGAAAATCCCCCTCTAAATTTTGTGCGTATATGCCAGTGGCTTTCCTCTCTAGCTAATTTTAATTCATCGGTTTCTTCTCCTACTTGAAACGGAATCTTTTCCCGACGGATAGGGATATATTGGGCCAGGGGGGTGCCGCGTTTTAACAGGATCTCTCCTTTTTTATGAAACATTATCTGTTGATTTATAGAATAATGAAGATCTGTCCATAAAATTCCTGCAGCCACAGTAAAATTAGGGTTGAAGTGCCAGAACATAGGCAGTTGTAACATGGAGATTCCAGGGGGAGTTTTTATATACCACGGGCACTCTGGTTTTAAGATAAGAGTTGGTTTTGCATCTAAAGGCAGATAGTCGGTTAATTGCTTTGAAGAATGGTCTGCACATCTAAATCTTGGATCCGGAGTCTTCCAAGTAAATGAACCATTGTCAAATATTTGGATTTGTAAATCGCACCACAAAGGAATAACAAATCCAAGACTCATAAGTTCAGATACTCCTGGACATCTTTTTATTGTGCCTTTGTCAATTGTACCGTAGTGTTCTGTTTGTTCATCACACCAAGGTGGAGTCTTTTTAAACCATGAAGGTATAAAATGATAAGCTTCTTTAATAGGAATCACTCTAGGTAATCCTTTAAAAGGTGTCCATATTTCTATTTTGTCCTTTTTTTTACGACCCATAAATCTAGAAAAAATTGTTTTCATATTTTTAATTAAATGGTTTTCCTAAGGACCAATTCACTAAAGACTGCCTTTTTCCTTTTGTAACGGGTACAACTCTATGACATATAAATGAAGGGAAAATAATTATAGTACCAAGTCCTCTAGCCTCTGTAGCTACTGTTTTTTTTACTTCATTTTTTTTAGTGCCATCAAACCACATAAATTCCAAATTTCCTCCCGTATACTTAGAAGGATGAGTTAGTTGTAAAGTCAACGACAACTTCCTTATTTTATTTCTAATATTTATATCGGGATCACTGGGTAAATATGGTTTCCAATGTTGGTCTATATGCCAATCATAAAATTGATTCTTGCTATATTCTGTAAATTGAATAGATTGATTCCAATCCCATTGAAAATTCCAACCTGAATTTTTATTGGCGGCATGAATAAATGAATTAAGTATATCATAAATCCAAACTTCATTCCCCCAACGAATTTTACAATTACGCATTTTTAAATCGGGACTATAAGTAGAACTAGTCGTGGCTGGGGTTACAGACCCCTTTGATACTTTTTGTTTTTTAAAAGTTTCAATTATTTTATCACATGTTTTTTTTGGAACAGCTTTAGGAAAATACCAATAATTATGTTTTAAATTCATTTGTTTAACTTATTCAGAAAATTCTAACCAAGTATTCAGAATATATTTATAGCCTTTAAGGGGAGGATTGCCTCTATGAAGATGTGTCCATGTAGTTGGAAACAATACCAAAGTTCCCTGGGTTGCGGGTATTCTACGGCTTTGATATAAAAATTCAGTTTCCCCTCCTTTTTTCACGGTATTTAAATATAACATACAAACTAAAACTCGTCGCGCGCTTAACGTATTAGCATTATCACAATGCCAAATATGATAGCCTTGTGTCGGTTCATATCTTTGAATCTTAACTGCCGCTGATATTTTATGAACGGATAGTTGATCTAAAGCAGCCCCATAAGGTATTTGAAGTTTAGAATAAGCGGTCCAAATTATTTTTCCAAACTCTTCTAGGACAAGGAGATTACGTTCCATGAATATAGTTTCTGTCTCAAAAAAATATTGGTCGGACTCTTTATTTATTTTTGATGTATTAGGTTCATTTTCTTGTCGCGTGCGAGTTCTTCTTTGACCCCCAAAGCCACCTTTTTTATTGAACTCAAACCATTTAATTACTTTCTCACAGTATTCTTTCGTAGCAGCGTTGGGAAAAATACCTATAAAATCTTTCATTATTTCTTGCATGATGTTTTATTCTTTACCTTTATACCTTAAATCTCTTGCTTTTGTCATAATTTTATTTTCCTCGTTTATTATTGCTTTCATATTCCAATGTATAAACCTAAACGGAGAACCTGACACATCTACCTTAAACTGATGAGGTAAATAAGATGGAAAAATAATTAGAGTCCCTGGTTTTACAGAGTGATGAAGAGTGTGACTAGCGGGCGTTATTTTCGAAAGATCTTTTTCTGGTAATTTAGTCATCAACGCACCTGCTTTAGGCTCATGAAAAAGAGGGCAAGAAGAAGTCTTTGAAGCTTTTAAAAAATAAAACCCCGATACGTGATTATTCCAATGAACGTGTGTATCGTGATGACCAGCAAGAGATCCAAACTCTTGAACCCAAAACTCTGTAAAGTAAAGAGTGATTTTATCTGTGTCTACTCCTGTCCAGTTTAAAAAACTTAAACTAGCCTCACCACATAATTTAACTAACTCTTGTAGCTGTGGCTCCTGATGAATAGGGGTGGACTGATGAGAAAGGCCCACGTCTTTTAAGTTCCTTCCATATTCTTTATTTCTTTTTTCAATTTGTTCTTTGTTTTTATCCGTGGCTTGTTTAATATATTTATTACAAACTTTGTTTGTTGTTTTTACAAACTCAGGAAATTCCTGTTTCCACATTGGAGTTTCAAAATAAGAATAAGAAAAAAATTTCTTTGTCATGTTATCTTATTTCCATGCTAGATTTAAAATTATTCTTGTTGGTAAATCAGTTTGCGTTATTCCATAATGCTTTAATTTATTACTAAAAATTAACAATTCGTTTTCTTTTGAATTATAAATTTTATTATTAATATTAGTACCCCCATTACAGGTCATAAAATTAAAGAGTCCTAGTTTAAGATCTTTTTCTGGAATACCTTTTTTATGAAAATCATGATGTGAGACGTGTTTAATTTTTTTATGTTGGTTAGTATAAAGATTTAATTTCATTCTTAATAATTCATTAACCTTATATTTCTGATCAATAAAATATATAATTGGTTCAAAGATTTCAGCCCAATCACTAGATTTACCTTGGCCATATTTGTATAAATTGTGACTAAACATAAAATTATTTTGAGGTTCTTTTTTAAGACCAGGTGCAGTTGCATATTGAAAATACCATTGAAAATTAGGACTTGTAATAAGATTCTTTAATTTATAAAAAAACATAGGGGGTAATAAATTCTTTTCTTTTTTAATCATAGCTGCACCAACCAGTCACAATATATTTTGATTCTCGAGGAGCATTGACTCCCTGATGAAGATGTGTGCATCCTGCAGGCCACATATAAAAATCACCAGCGATAGGTTGGGTTATAAATTTTTGATGGATAAATTTTGTGCCTCCTCCTGATTTAATATTATTTAAAAAAATCTGCCACGCAAACGCTCTTTGTAAATAATGAGGATGTCCATCATTTTCACAGTGTAGCCTTTTATAATATTGATTAGGTTGATATTTCACTAATTGTATTGAAAGATCCAATCTCCATTTTCCCACATACTTGTTAATATAAGGATAGTTTAAATTAAAATTCTCAACCCCCTCTTTTAAAGCTGTACCTAAACCATAAAAATCTTTTAATTGTTCTAGGCGTAAACATATTTCACGATTATTTAAAGATTTCCTATCACCATATCTACCACTTTGGTGTAGATTCTTATGAGTGTTAAACCATTTAATTAAATTTTTGCATGATTGTTTTGGGTAAAGAGATTTTATATGATGGATAAAATTCATGCTTTTAGAGAGATATCTTCTCCGATCCAAATTCCACCCAGCCAGTTATTATATATTTTGTTCCAGATAAAGGAGGATTGCCTCGATGAACGTGAGTATAAGCCGCTGGAAACATAACAAATCTATTTTTGACAGGCGCTACTCTTAAACTTTGATTTAGAAATTCTGTTTCACCCCCTTGTTCAACTGTATTCAAATAAAGAGATATTACCATAATTCTGTTTCTAGATCGTTCACCCATCATTTCACTATGCCATGCATGATAACCTTGACCCTTTTCAGTTCCCTGAATTTTTAAATCTAAAATGGTATGTTTGTTAAAATTTTTAATAATAGGATATTTTTCTATGTATTTTGGATAGCACTCAGCCCAAAAAACTTTTTGAAAATCTATACCAACATAATTTATATTTAAGTCATTACTATAGAGATTGGTTAACATACCAAAATGTTTATCGGCAGCCTCATATAAATTATTTCTTTCCAACGTTACTATTCGGTTAAAGTATCTTATGTATTTATCGCATAATTGATCCGGAAAATAGTTATCAAATATTCCAATGTGCTCTTTTATGGTAAATGATTTTTCTGTCGTGTTGGTTGGCGCTTTCGATGATTTTATCATAAATATCTTTCTTTGTATATATACAAGGAAATTATATACTTCTATAGGATAAAACTCAAGTTGACCGGTCGATTAGAGTATATTATAAAGGAATTTTAGGATTTTCTATGCTACATAAAATCAGACTAATACCAGGATTAGACAAACAATCCTCAGATACAGGGGCCGAAGGGAAATGGGTCAATGCAGATTACACCCGATTTCGCTATGGCTTTCCTGAAAAAATAGGGGGTTGGGAACAACTCGTTGACAAGAACTTGATTGGTGCGGGGCGTGATCAACATACCTGGGTCGATCTAGCAGGTAACAAGTACGCTGCTATTGGAACCAATAAGTGCCTTTACATTTATTTTGAAGGAGCGTTCTATGATATCACTCCTCTAGACACCTCTCGTCAGCAAACGAGCGCCACATTCACGACCGTGAGTGGTTCGCCCACAGTCACACTTACAACAACCACGACCCACGGAGCAGAGGCCGGAGATATTATTTTAGGCTCTAGTGCCACCTC